TATTGTATCTTGATGAGTTTGCATTTGTTGAAAGAGCTGCGGAATTTTATACTTCAACCTATCCAGTAGTATCGTCAGGTAAAGAAACAAAAATTATTATTACCTCAACCGCAAATGGTATTGGTAATATCTTTCATAAAATTTGGGAAGGTGCGCTGCAAGGTATAAATGAGTTTCAATCATTCAGAGTAGATTGGTGGGACGTTCCGGGTCGCGACCACGATTGGAAGACACAGACTATTGCAAATACGTCTCAGCTGCAGTTTGACCAAGAATTTGGTAATACCTTTTTTGGAACTGGTGATACACTCATCAACGCGGAGACCCTGATGGGTCTCCGTGCCCATGATCCTATTCGTACCCTTGAAGCGGGGGACCTTCTCGTCTATAAAGAGACGACTAAAAACCACGAATATATCATGACAGTTGATGTAAGTAAAGGAAGAGGTCAGGACTATTCTACTTTTACATTGATCGACATTTCGGTTCGACCCTTTGAACAGGTCGCCGTGTATCGCAATAACACTATCTCGCCCTTGCTCTTCCCTAACATTATATATAAGTACGCAAAAGTCTACAATGAGGCTTATGTAGTAGTTGAATCTAATGACCAAGGGACTGTAGTATGTAATGGATTATATTATGAATTCGAATACGAGAACATGCATGTATCATCTGCGATAAAAGCATCAGGCCTTGGTATTGAAATTACTAGGAAAAGCAAGCGATTGGGATGCTCTTCGATCAAAGATATATTAGAACACAATAAGCTTATAATCCATGACGAAAAAACTATATTAGAAATATCTACATTTGAAGCAAGGGGCCAATCGTATGAAGCTGCTTCTGGAAACCATGATGATTTAATGATGAATTTAGTTATGTTTGGGTATTTTGTATCAACACAGTTCTTTGGTGACATGACTGATATTAATCTTAAACAAATGTTATTTGAGCAAAAAATGCAAGATATAGATGACGATATTGTTCCATTTGGTATTATTGATGATGGTTTAGATGAATTACCATCATCAAGTGAATTCTCGCCATGGGCAGTTGAATACGACCCAAATTTGTAATTATATAAATAATAGCTGATTGAGATACAACCGTATAATGTTAACATATAATTAGTAACCGAAAAGGAAGAAAAATGGCACTATTCACACCGTCCGAATCTCCTGCGGTTGTAGTCAAAGAAATTGACTTAACAGGTGGTGTTCCAAATGTTCAGTCAACTACAGGCGCAATTGTAGGAAACTTTAGATGGGGCCCAGTTGAACAAAGAAAAGCTATTGCTAATGAAGCACAGCTTGTCAGTAATTTTGCCTCGCCCGACACATCTAACACAATTGATTTTCACAGCGCTTCTTATTTTTTAAGATATTCAAGCTCTTTGCAAGTCGTACGAGAAGTTACAAGTGCTGCGCAAAACGCGTATTCAAGCACTAAAGCTTCGCTCATAACTGGATCGGAGGTTATTCAAGGAGATAGCACTGGTTCAAATTTAAACGCAACTACACTAGCAGTTAACCCACTGCATACTGCGTCAGAAGCATTAACTCTGCGAAGAAACGCAGCAACAGCTACGCATCAAAACCAAAACGTTGTTATCAAAAATCTAAATGACTTTGAATCACAAACTGCAGCATTAAGTGATACTACATCCGCTATACTTTCAGCCGTAAATGGCGACAGTGATGGTGCTGGTGTACTTTATTATGATGTAGATTCTGCAAGTTCAAATGCTCAAGATGTTGGTAACCATACGTTTATTGCAAAATATCCAGGTGAATTAGGAAACAGCATTAAAGTTTCAGTTTGTCCGCCTGTTGCATCAGCGTTTAGTGCATGGGATTATAAATCATATTTCGACGCGGCACCTTCAACTAGTACTTTTGCTAGTAATAGAGGTTGTTCAAAGGACGAAATTCACGTAGCAGTAGTTGACGAAGACGGATTATTCACTGGAACTAAAGGAACTGTTCTTGAAACATACCCATTTGTTTCGGTCGGATCGAATGCCCTTTCTGCAGATGCGGTTGCTAATTACGCTAAAGACGTAGTTAATAACAATTCACAATATGTATGGTTAGCTAACTTTGACTCAGACTATAGAGTTTTAGGTGCCGGAAATGCTATTAGCGCTTTAAGTGTTAGCACATTCTTAGGTGATAGCCAATCTGTTAAAGACCATAGTTTCTCAAATGGAGTTAACTCAGCTAGCTTGGGTACAGCAGAAATCTTAAGTGGATTTGATTTATTCGAAGACGCAGATCAAGTAGAAGTTGATTTTCTAATTGCCCCTGGCTTAAGCTCACAAGCAGATCAAAAAACAGTAGTTGCTGATCTGAATACGACTGCCAGTAGCCTTCGTAAGGATTGTGTTGTTGTTGCTTCGCCTGCTAGAAGTGATGTTGTTGGTGTTACAAGCGCTGCAGCTATCGTTACTAGTATCGAAACGCAAATGACAGGCGCAAATGCCTTCCCAAGAAGTTCTTACCTCATAGTTGACGGAAACTATCTGAAAGTCTATGATAAATATAACGACGAGTACATCCAAATCCCTGCAGCATCTTCAACTGCTGGTATTATGGCTGCAACTGATCTCAATAGAGCAGCATGGTTCTCACCTGCTGGTGCTAGAAGAGGCCAGTATTTAGGAATTACTTCATTGGCATATACACCTACTAAAGCACAAAGAGATACTTTGTATAAAAACGGTGTTAACCCAATTGCAAATATTCCTGGTCAAGGTACAATTCTCTTTGGTGATAAGACTGCACTTGCACGTCCATCAGCGTTTGATAGAATTAACGTAAGACGTTTATTCTTGATTCTTGAAAGAGCAATTAGTAGAGCAGCGCAAAATGTACTGTTTGAGTTCAACGATGAGTTCACAAGAGCTGAATTCGTTAATATTGTTGAGCCAGTCTTAAGAGAAATCAAAGGACGAAGGGGTATCACTGACTTCCGTGTTGTAGCCGATGCTACAAATAACACTGCTGAAGTTATTGATAGAAATGAATTCATCGCTGATATCTTCATTAAGCCGGCACGGTCAATCAACTACGTTACTCTAAATTTCGTAGCTGTGAGAACTGGTGTTGACTTTGAAGAAGTCGTAGGCACGGTGTAAGGAGAAAATAAATGGCAGTTTTAGGAGTCGATGACTTTAAATCAAAACTGAGAGGTGGTGGTGCCCGTCCTAATCTATTTAAGGCAACCATTAATTTCCCAGGTTATGCCGAGGGAGATGCTGAACTAACATCGTTTTTATGCGAAACAGCTCAGCTTCCAGGGTCAACGTTTGGGACAGTAATAGTTCCTTTTAGAGGTCGCCAGTTAAAAATGGCTGGTGACCGTACATTTACTGATTGGACAGTAACCATTATTAACGACACTGATTTTGCAGTTCGTAATTCAATGGAACGCTGGATGAATGGTATTAACGCTCATTCCGCAAACACCGGTCTTGCAAGTCCTATTACTTATGAGACAGATTTGTTTGTAGAACAACTCGATAGAGAGGGAAACACTGTAAAGAAATATGACTTTAGAGGTGCATTCCCTACTGACTTATCTCCAATTGAGGTAAGTTATGGAGCAGCAGATGAAATTGAAAGATTTCAAGTAACATTTGCTTTCCAGTATTTCGAAACCGATACTACAACATAGTAATATATAGTAGTGTAAGAGAATAGGGACTAGGCTTCTAGTCCCATTTCTTTAAAGAATTTTAAATTGTAATGAGACTATTGCTAACAATTGGGCAGAAAGAATGGCAGAATCAGACAGAAGTATAAAACTTTTTGGCTTTGAAATCAAAAAAGCTAAAGACGATGATCCGAAGAAAAAAGCTTCGATCGTACCAGCACGTGACGACGATGGTGCCGGATATGTAACTGCATCAGGTAGTCATTATGGTCAGTATCTAAATATGGATGGTGACGATTCAAAAGACAACTACCAGTTAGTAATGCAGTACAGAGGTGTAGCAATGCACCCAGAAGTTGATATGGCTATTGAAGAAATTATTAATGAAGCAATTACTATTGATAAAGAAAAGAAAATTGTTGATGTTAATTTAGATAATTTAGAGATATCCGATTCTATTAAAAAACAAGTAAAAGACGAATTCGACACAATTTATGGAATGTTAGACTTTGGAGAATATGGCCATGACATTTTTCGTAGATGGTATGTAGATGGAAGAATATATCACCATCTAGTTGTTGATGAAAGTAATTTAAAAGGTGGCATCAAGGAAATTCGTCCTATTGATGCATCTAAAATGCGTAAAGTCAAACAAGTTAAAACCAAAACTGACCAGGCTACTGGTGCTAAGATCATTGAGAAGGTTGACGAATATTTTGTATATCAGGATAAACCTGGTGCACAATCATCTGCTGGCGTTAAAATGACCGAAGATGCCGTATCATATGTTACTTCCGGGATGTTAAACGAAGATCGTAAAAAAATCGTATCATATTTGCATAAATCATTAAAGGCAATTAATCAGCTAAGAATGATGGAAGATGCTGTTGTTATTTACAGGCTTGCACGTGCACCTGAGCGTAGAATGTTTTACATTGACGTGGGTAATATGCCAAAGGGTAAAGCTGAGCAGTATATGAAAGATATTATGGCTCGTTACCGTAATAAACTTGTGTATGATGCTAAGACTGGCCAAATACGTGATGACCGGAAACACATGTCATTACTCGAAGATTTTTGGCTTCCACGTAGAGAAGGTGGTCGTGGTACTGAGATATCAACACTACCTGGTGGGCAAAATCTTGGAGAAATTGAGGATATTGTATATTTCCAAAAGAAAATGTATAAATCTTTAAACGTACCTGTTGGTCGGTTAGAGCAAGAAGCTTCGTTTAGCTTAGGTAGAACTTCAGAGATTACAAGAGATGAACTTAAATTTCAAAAGTTTATTGACAGATTACGTAGAAGATTCTCGCATTTGTTTTATGGCATTCTTAAAAAGCAATTATTGCTAAAAGGAATTATTACAGAAGAAGATTGGAATAATTGGAAATCCGCATTAACTATGGATTTCACAATGGACAATCATTTTACTGAATTAAAGAGTGCAGAGATTTTACGTGAAAGAGTGCAAACTTTAGACATGATACAAAATTACGTAGGTGAGTACTTCTCAAAAGAATGGGTCTTAAAAAATGTTTTAAATTTAAGCGATGATATGGTTGAAAGAATGAGAGATGAGATTGCTAGTGAAGGCCCAAAAGAGCCAGATGAAACAGAGCAATAAGTAAATTATTAATCTAAAAAGGAAATAAACAATGAGTGAAGTTGAAAATTTAATTCAGGCTATATCAGATAAAAACTTTTCTGCTGCCACAGAAATTTTTAATGACCAAATTGGTCAAAGAATGGCAAGTGCTTTAGACCAAGAAAAGATTGGTATAGCAGATGCAGTTTATAATGGTGTTCAAGCAGCTGCTGACGATGACCAACAGGATATTGATGATGACGATACTGATGTTGACATTGATGATATCATGGCTGATGTCACCGATGAAGACCTTAATGATGATGATGATCTGGAAAATTAAATTTATATAAATAATTAGGAATAAATAGAAATATGAAAGTATTTACTGAAGTAAGAAAAAAGATGCCGCCTGGAGAACATATCTCTGATTTTAAAGTGGGCCGTATTTCAGTAATGATTCATAAAGATAAGGGCAAGTTTATAGCCTACGTAGATGGCGATAAGCTTGATGCTTATAATTCACAAAAAGAAGCAGAAAAAACTGCTACGCAATTTGTGAAAGAATTTGGAAAAATGAAATGAAACTGATTGCTGAATATACTGATCAAAATCTAGAAATGATTGTAGAAGCAAATAAAGATGGCAGTAAAAAATATGCTATCGAAGGTGTTTTTGCTTCAGCTGAACAAAAAAATAGAAATGGTAGAATATATCCAAAGGCTGTTATGGAATCAGCTGTTGGTAAGTATGTTGATGAACAAGTTTCAAAAGGTAGAGCTGTTGGAGAACTCAATCATCCTGAGGGCCCAACAATCAACCTAGATAAAGTTTCACACAAGATCGAATCTCTTCATTGGAAGGGAAATGATGTTGTAGGAAAGGCGACAATACTGAACACTCCTATGGGTAAGATCGTTGAAGGTCTTCTCGATGGTGGCGTCCGGGTTGGCGTTTCAACTCGTGGTATGGGAAGTCTGCAGAGAGGCGGTGGTGCAATGATGGTTGGTAACGACTTCATGCTCAACGCTGTAGATATCGTCCAAGATCCATCTGCACCAAATGCTTTTGTTAATGGAGTTATGGAAGGTGTAGAATGGGTATGGAATAACGGTATGGTCGAAGCAAGACATATTGAACAAATGGAGACCGAAATTAGGAAAGCTCCACGAAAAAATCTCTATGAGGTACAAGTTCGTGAGTTTAAGAATTTCCTCTCGTTACTCAAATCAAAATAAAAGGAGTCAATTATGACTGATCAATATACTGAAGATCAAGAGCTCCATGATGCCGTTGAGAACGAAGTCGTGGAAATGGCAACTGCTCATGATCCTAAGAATGCTGAAGCTCAATCTGTAGATTCTGTGGATAAAGCTGGTGAAGCAACTGGAACCGCTAAAAAGCGTAAAGGTGACAACACCAAAAAAGATCCGATGCCTAAGACAAAAGCTGGTATGATTAATGCCGCTTATCAAATGATGTCAAAAGCTAAGAAAGAAGACCTCAGTGTCATGCTTTCTAAGATGATGGCTGAAAATTTGGATGTCGAAGAAGGCGCAGAAGAGCAGGTAGAAATTCAGTACCAAGCTGATTTTTCACAAGACCTTAATGCACTTATTTCTGATGAAGCTACTTTATCAGAAGAGTTTAAGGATAAAGCCGAAGTAATCTTCGAAGCAGCAATTAAATCAAAGCTGTCTGAAGAGATCGATCGTCTTGAAGCTAAGTATGATGAAGAGCTTTCCGAAGCTGTAACATCTACTAAGTCTGAGCTTGTAGAAAAAGTCGATTCATACCTCAACTATGTAGTTGAACAATGGATGGAAGACAACAAAGTCGCTATCCAGAACGGTCTTAGATCTGAGATTGCCGAAGACTTTATGACAGGCCTGAAAGGTTTGTTTGAACAGTCTTATATCGAAGTACCTGAGTCTAAAGTCGACCTCGTTGATGATTTGGCAGATGCTGTTGAGAAGCTCGAAGAGCAACTTAACGACGCAACTGGTAAAGCTATCGAAATGGCAGAAGCCCTTGAAACTTATGCGCGTGACGCAATTATCCGTGAGCATTCACGTGATCTTGCTGAAACTCAAGTTGAAAAGCTTAAGTCACTAGTTGAAGATATTGATTTTGAAGACGAAGAAACATTTTCTAGGAAAGTTTCAACAGTTAAAGAATCATATTTCGCAAAACCCGTAACAGAGTCTACAGAAGCTGCATATGTCGAAGCTGATGAGGGTGATTCACCCGTTCAAGTTTCAGGCTATATGGATAGCTATCTTAAAGCTCTCGAAAAAACACATAAATAAGGAGTATCCACAATGATGGATTCGTATGATCGTCTGATCGAAAAATGGTCTCCAGTACTCGACAATGAGTCAGCTGGTAAGATCCAAGACAACCATCGTAGAGCTGTTACAGCTGCTATTTTGGAAAACCAAGAAAAAGCATTTGCTGATGAAGCTGCACAAGGATCATTCCTTAGTGAAGCCGCACCTGCTAACGCTACCTCAGGTACTGCAAACTGGAACCCAGTATTGATTGCACTTGTACGTCGTGCAATGCCTAACTTAATGGCATATGACGTCTGTGGTGTGCAGCCAATGTCTGGTCCAACTGGCTTGATCTTCGCTATGAAGTCACGCTATAAGTCAACATCCGCTGGTGCAACATCAGGCGACGAAGCGTTGTTTAATGAAGCAGTTACTGGATTCTCTGGTGACTCAGGAACTACTCAAACTGCTAGTTCTTCAGGACTGAATGACTCATCATCAAACCCGGTTGGTATCGATAATGATCGTAGTACAGGTCTAGCAGCTGGTGGTATGTCTACTGCTGATGCTGAATCAATTGGATCTGGTGCAGGTTCTGATTTCCAGGAAATGGGCTTCACAATCGAAAAAGCAACTGTTACTGCTAAGTCTCGTGCGCTGAAAGCTGAGTATTCTTTGGAATTGGCTCAAGACTTGAAAGCGATTCATGGTCTAGACGCTGAGACAGAGCTTGCAAACATTCTGTCTACAGAGATTCTTGCTGAAATCAACCGCGAAGTAATTCGTACAATCAACTCACAAGCTAAGACTGGTGCCGCTACAGCTAATACAGCTATTGATGGTATCTTCAACCTAGCTTCTGATGCCGATGGTCGTTGGTCAGTTGAGAAGTTCAAGGGTCTGATCGTTCAAATTGAGCGTGAAGCTAATACAATTGCTAAAGAGACAAGACGTGGTAAAGGTAACTTCATCATCGTTTCTTCTGATGTAGCATCTGCACTTGCTGCTTCTGGCATGCTGGATTATTCTCCTGCTATGTCAACTGCCTTGCAAGTAGATGATACTGGCAACACATTTGCTGGTGTTCTTAACGGACGTACTCGCGTATATGTTGATCCATATGCATCACAAGACTATGTTAACGTTGGTTATAAGGGTACTAACCCATATGACGCTGGCGTATTCTACTGCCCATACGTTCCATTAACTATGGTACGTGCGGTTGGGGAAGATACATTCCAGCCTAAGATCGGCTTTAAGACTCGTTACGGTATGGCTTCAAACCCATTCGTTGGGTCAACTGCGGCTGATGGTCTTGCAACTGTTAAGACTAACCAATACTACAGAATCTTCAGAGTTGACAATATTCTGACTGCTTCTTAATATAAGTAAATAATAATAACTATGTTTCTCCTTTAGTTATTTGGGGCTCTTCGGAGCCCCTTCTTTTAGGTATAAATAAAAACATGGCAGAATTAACAGAAAACTTCAATTACCTTCAACCGACCAGCTTTAAGTTGGTGCTTGATAGAACCAATTACCCGAACCTAGAGTTCTTTTGTCAAACTGTAACTCATCCAGGAATGCTACTGAGCTCAGTAGAGGTTCCTTTCAGAAAGATTCGTGGTGTACCACTTGCAGGTGACACATTAACCTTTAATGAGTTATCGGCAAATATTATTCTAGATGAAGATATGAAAGGCTATAGCGAAATGTATAGCTGGATCAGAAGAATAGTAGATAAGAATTCACCTGATCAGACGGCTAAATCAAATCTTGATGTTCCACACTATGCGGATATAACACTTCATATTTTGTCAAGCCATAACAATACTACCAAACAAGTTAAGTATATAGAATGCGTGCCAACGTCTTTAGGTGATATACAATTTGAATCTACGTCAAGCGGAGATAGTTTTATATCATTTGCTGTATCATTTAGGTTTATATACTTCGAATTACAGAATATAGATACTACTACTGGAGCGATAACTGACGACTTTATAGGAACAAGACTCGTACGTCCGACATCGGCGTAAATTTATTATAGGATATATTATGCTTGAATTGAATAATATTCTCACTATGTGGGAACAAGACTGCAAAATTAATAATATGAAGTTAGATGATGTTTCGCGTGAGACACCTAATCTTCATGCAAAATATCTTAGGCTTTTATCTGAGTCAAAACTTCAATTTAAAAGAGCTGAATTTAAACAGAAAATTTTGCTAAAGGATAAATGGCTATATTATAATGGCAAAATGTCCCAACATGAATTAGAAGAAAAAGAATGGGACCCAGACCCGTTTAATGGCTTAAAAGTTCTGAAAGGTGAAATGGAACATTATTATAATTCTGACCCTGAAATCCAAAAATCCGAAGAGCTTATTGAGTATTGGAAAACTACTCGAGATACACTAATAGATATAGTTGATAATATAAAATGGCGCCATCAAACAATTGGCAACATGATCAAGTGGAGACAATTTGAAGCTGGAAGCTGATACCGTAATTGTACGTAAGCTAAGCCATTCTACTTTACAAGTTGAGTGCGACTTTGGTCAGGCCCAAGAACTAAATGAATTCTTTTCATTTTTTGTTCCTGGCTATAAATTTATGCCTGCATTTCGCAATAAGCTTTGGGACGGGAAGATTAGGCTATTCAATGTAAGGTCTAATGAATTACCGGCTGGACTCATCGATCACCTTGAGAAATTTGCCGGTCAGCGTGGCTATACCATACACACAGAAAAAACCGAGTATGGATACCCGGACAATTCCGCTAATAACGACAAGATAGATCCAAAGGAAATAATTGATTTCATTCATAGCATTAACCTTCCATTTGAGATACGCGATTATCAATTTGATGCAGTATGTAAGGGTCTTGAAAAAAAGCGTGCCATTTTATTATCACCTACTGGTTCTGGTAAGTCCCTTATAATTTATATATTAGTTAGGTATTTCTTAGAACGGTTAGCCGAAGAATACCAGAAAGTATTGGTAATTGTTCCAACTACATCATTAGTAGAACAAATGACAAATGATTTTGTTGACTATGGTTATACGCCTGATGGTGTACACAAAATATACTCTGGTAAAGAAAAGAATACTGATATACCAATTATAGTATCCACTTGGCAGAGTATATATAAATTAGAAAGATCATGGTTCGAACAATTCGGTATAGTAATTGGTGACGAATGCCATGGGTTTAAGTCTAAATCGCTTACATCAATCATGAACAAGTGCACAGAAGCAGCATATAGGTTTGGAACAACCGGAACATTAGATGGAACACAGACACATGAGCTTGTATTACAAGGCTTATTCGGAAGAGTATCAAGAGTTACCACAACAAGAACTTTACAAGATAACGATACATTAGCAAAACTTGAGATTAGGCGATTGGTGCTTAACTACCAGGATTTAAAAGATTTTCAAAAGAAATCATATCAAGAAGAAATTGATTGGATCGTAAGACACGAGAAGCGTAATCAGTTTATTCGCAATCTTGCTCTCGATCAAAAAGGTAATACCTTAGTATTGTTTCAATTTGTCGAAAAACATGGTAAAATACTATTTGACTTAATAGAGGATAAAGCACGTGAAGGAAGAAAAATATTCTTTGTATCGGGGGCAACAGAAACTTCAGACCGAGAAGCTATACGAAAAATTACGGAGAAGCAAGCTGATGCCATTATCGTCGCGAGCTTGGGTACTTTTAGTACTGGTATTAACATCAGGAATTTGCATAACATTGTCTTTGCTTCTCCTTCAAAATCTCAGATCAGGGTCCTCCAATCCATCGGGAGAGGTTTACGTAAATCAGATGACGGGCGTATCACACAATTGTATGATATCACGGATGACCTTTCCAACGGAACCACGCAACAAAATTTTGCTCTATTGCATTCCTATGAAAGACTAAAAATGTATAAAGCTGAGAACTTCATATATAAGACATATAAGATAAACATATAAACCGGAGATATAATGGAACTTAGACAATTTAAGCTAACCAATAACGAAGAAATTATATGTGATGTTATAGAGTGGGATGACGAAGAAAATAATCAAATAGTAGTTAAAAAAGCTCTAAGAATAATTGGCACCGATGATTTCGATGAAGATGGTAACTATCAAGCTTTGAAGTATTATACGTATAAGCCCTGGGTGCTAATGAATACCGATCCGGATGCATTGGTACTCATTAACGCAGACCATATTGTAGCTGAAACCATTCCATGCAAAGTTGCAGTGGAATACTATGTTGATGTTATTAAAGATCTGGTCGCAGAAGAAGTGTCTGATACATTAGATGCAATCGACCAACAAATAAAAGACGCCTTCGAAGATTATGATCAAGATGAGTCGGATAGTTTAGATGATGATCATAAAGCGATCTTACATTAACCAGTATACTCCTTCACCCCGGTGGCATAGACTTATTATACACTGTTTTTAGCGACGTGTACAATATTATTTTTTAATTTCAAAGCAAAAATCATTTGTGTACTTTTTGTTCAATTCTGTGTATAATGGTATATATTATGAAATGGAGATCCCCATGACCAAAATTGCAAAGAAGAAAAGCGTTCATTATGTGAATAATGCCGAATTTTCTCAAGCAGTTGTAGATTACGTTACTTTAGCTAACCAAGCAAAAATTCAAGAAATAGAAGCGCCAATGATACCTACGTATATCGCGAAATGTTTCTTGCGCATTGCCGAAGGTTTATCACATAAACATAATTTTATTCGCTATACGTACCGAGAAGAAATGGTTATGGATGCAGTAGAAAATTGTTTAAAAGCTATTAATAATTATAATCTTGAAACTGCAACACGAACCGGAAAGCCAAATGCATTTGCGTATTTTACTCAAATTACATGGTATGCTTTCTTAAGGCGGATTTCGAAAGAAAAGAAGCAGCAAGACATCAAGATGAAATTCATAACAAGAGCAACAATTGAAGACCTAGTTGATGGATTTGATGCTACTGATGTAGGAGCAAATGAAATTATGAGCTATATCGATCAACTTAAGGAGAGGATTGATAAAGTTAAAACCCAGGACAAAGAAGTTAAAGACTTCGCTAAAGAAGAAAAGAAACGGAAAAAACGTGCAATTCACGCAGATTCAGACCTAACGGAGTTTTTAGAATGAGCAATGTATATATCGCGCCTGTAGGAGTAGATTCCGATGGCGATTTGACACTTACCTTTCCGGATGAGCTATTAGCTGCAATGGATTGGGAAGATGGATCCGTTATAGAGTGGATTCAAAATGATGATAACACTTGGACGTTAAGGACATGGAATGCTGATAGCAGTTCTTAATGATACTCATTGCGATGTTCGAAACTCGGCTGATATTTTTTTAGAAAACCAAACAAGGTTTTATACTGATACATTTTTCCCATATTGCCAAGAGCATGGTATTACAAATGTTATTCATTTAGGAGATTATTACGATAACCGTAAACAAGTTTCGGTGAAAGCTATTCATCATAACAGGAAAATATTTTTAGACCCACTACGTGATCACAATATGCAAATGGATATCATTCCAGGTAACCATGACGTATATTATAAGAACACAAATGACCTTTGTACTCTTAAAGAATTACTTGGTCATTATATGAATAATATTTCTATTATCATGGAACCTGTTGTTTACGAATATGATGGCTTGGATATTGGCTTGGTCCCTTGGATTAATAATCAAAATTATCATAGCACGGTAGACTGGCTTCAGAATACCAAAGCTAGCATTATTGGTGCACACCTTGAATTAACTGGATTTGATATGATGCGCGGTGTTACATCAACAACAGGAATGGATGCTGCTCTTTTTAAACGATTTGAGATGGTACTGTCTGGCCACTTCCATACAAAATCTCAGCGTGATAACATATACTATCTTGGCAATCAAATGGAATTAACATGGGCAGATGCTAATGATCCTAAATATTTTCATGTATTAGATACGAAAACTCGTGAACTTACACCTGTTAGAAATCCTAATACATTATTTAAAAAACTTGTGTACAATGACGAGAAAATAGATTATAATACTATAGAGATACCAAACTGCAGTAATAGTTTTGTAAAAGTTATAGTACAGAAAAAGACTGATCATTTTGTCTTTGAAAGATTCTTGGATAAAATTCAGTCTCAAGAAATATATGATTTAAAAATTGCTGAAAACTTTCAAGAGTTTATTGGTGAGAATGTAGATGATAAAGGTATCGACGTTGAAGACACGTCTGAATTACTTAATACCTATATTGATAATGTTGATACCGATCTAAGTAAAGAAAGGATCAAAGGTGAAATGAAAGATTTAATGACAGAGGCACAAGCACTTGATATCGTTTAGAACAGTACGGTACAAAAATTTCTTAAGTACCGGTAATAGTTTTACTGAGATTAGATTAGATCGGTCTCAGTCGACATTAGTTGTAGGTCAAAACGGTTCTGGCAAATCCACGATGTTAGATGCAATCTCATTTGGCTTATTTGGTAAGCCTCACCGTAATATTAATAAACCGCAGCTTGTCAACTCTGTTAATCAAAAGCAATGCGTTGTTGAAGTAGAATTTGATGCCGGTAATTCTAACTTTAAAATTGTTCGGGGTATCAAGCCTGGGTTTTTTGAGATCTGGAAAGATGGGAATATGATTAATCAAGATTCTCATAATAAAGAATACCAAAAAATGCTTGAGCAAAATATTCTTAAACTTAATCACAAATCTTTCCATCAGGTGGTCGTCCTAGGTAGTAGTAGCTTTATTCCTTTTATGCAACTACCGGGCGGCCACCGGCGTGAGGTGATAGAAGATCTACTTGATATTAATGTGTTCTCTAAAATGAATCAAATTCTAAGAGAAAAGAATGGAGCACTCAAAGATAAAACAAGTGAGGTTATATACCAACTTGACTTAATTAAAAACAAAATTGAAACACAAAAGAAATATATCCGTGACGTTAAAGCTCTTAATAAAGAGTATGCTGATAAAATAAAAGAAGAAATTACTGAACTTGAGGAAGAACAATCTGGCCTTACGTCAATGAATTTAGACTTGTCAAATTTTATTGAACTCAATTCAGAAAAGGTACAAACCACACTGAATAGGTTATCAGATAAGCAAAGTGCATTAAAAGAACAAGAGCATGAATTAAAATCTGAAATTAAAAAACTTGTAAAGGAAACAAAATTCTTTGAGCAAAATACTATATGCCCAACATGTTCTCAAGATATTGTAGAAGATCTTAGAACCACAAAGATTAATGACGCATCTACTTCGGCCAGGTCAATTAATTCAAAGATCAAAGTTATTGAAGAAGATAGTAATCAAGTTAAATCTGACATTAGTGTTGCAACTCACGTTCAAGCAACGGTAAGTAGTAAACATCATCAGCTATCAGCTAATAACAAACGTCTGCAGCAGATATCAAATAACCTCTCATCTAAGCGAGGAGACCTATCGACTATTGAAACTGGTGGAGGGGATTTAGCAGAAGCAACAGCTGCCTTTGAAAACCTTTCTACGCAGAAAGATGATCTTACTGAGCAAAGGCTTATATTAAGCGATCAACGATCATATAATGAAGTAATCAGTGAAATGTTAAAGGATACCGGCATTAAAACAAAGATTATTAAGCAGTATCTTCCAGTAATAAATAAGCTCGTTAATCAATATTTACAAATCTTAGATTTCTTTGTACATTTTGACCTTAATGAGTCTTTTCAAGAAACTATACGCTCTCGCCACAGGGACGAGTTTACGTATGATTCATTTTCAGAAGGAGAAAAACAGAGAATCGATTTGTCTCTATTATTTACATGGAGGCATATCGCAAAAATGAAGAACTCAATCTCTACGAATCTATTGATTCTTGATGAGACATTTGACTCTTCACTAGATGTAGATGGTGTTGAAAATCTGCAGAAAATATTATCGCATCTAGATGATACAAACGTATTTGTTATATCGCACAAAGGTGATATACTAGATGGCAAATTTAGATCTAAAATCGAATTTATAAAAGACAAAAACTTTAGCAAAATGGTGGCGTAATGGGTATTGGTATTATATTATTGACGAATTTATTCGTAATTGGTGAACAAAAATTCTTTGATATGGCAGAGGCATATTTAGACAAGGGGTGTGTATGGCATTGGGTAGGCCGTACTGAAGTAACAAATGAAATTGCTTTACCAACAATTGAAAAAGATGGAACTAAAGTTTACTATTTACATATTTGTGAAAAATAACGATGTACTTAATAATGTTTATGTGTTATAATATATACTATAGAAATGATGGAGTATAGAATGGAATTAAGTGAAAATACCTTGCAAGTTCTCAAGAACTTTTCTACAATTAACCAAAACCTGATGATACGGACTGGAAATACAATTAAGACTATTTCTGAAGCACGTAATGTATTAGCTACCGCCGTAGTTGATGCTGAGTTCTCACAAGATTTTGGTATATATGATCTCAACGAATTCATCGGAGTGCTCGGCTTAGTAGACACTCCGCGTCTAAAATTTGACCCCGAATTTGTCACCGTAGGTGATTCAAGCGGCCGGTCAAAAGTTAAATACTTCTTCTCACCAGAAGAAACTTTAACGACTCCTCAGAAAGATATCACTATGCCTAGTGCTGATGTTAAATTTGTATTGGATAATAATACATTGAGCAAACTCAAGCGTGCGGCTTCAGCTCTTGGGCATAGTGAGGTATCCATTACTGGCAAAGATGGTGTACTTAGGCTTTCTGTGGTTGAAAACCAAAACTCAACGTCAAATGCATATTCGATCGATATCGATGGCGATTTTGGTGGTGCTACATTTAACTTTATCTTAAACATTGCGAATCTTAAGATTCTACCAGGTGATTATGATGTAAGTATTTCGTCGAAGCTTATTACAAACTTCGCACATAAAGAGCTCAATATTAATTATTGGATTGCTCTTGAAAAAACGTCGACATATACAAATTAAGGAGTCCTTATGACAGATAATGCAAATAACCTTGCTGACTTGGCAAATAAAATTTCACGCAGTACAATTGCTGTAGTGGATGCAATCACCCAACGTGGTGGATTTAAAGGCGAAGAGCTTTCTACTATTGGTCAATTGCGTGATCAATGCGTACAAGCAATTTCTCTTGTTGAAACAATTCAGCAAGAAGAAGCTGTTAATGTAGATGAGTAATCGGGGGCACTGTCCCCCTTCCCCCCTTTTTGCTTGAGATTATATTATGAATGATTTTTTATGGGTCGAAAAATATCGGCCAAAAACTATTGGTGATTCTGTTTTACCAGATTCACTTAAATCTACTTTTCAAAAGATTGTAGATGGCGGTGAAATGCCTAATATGTTATTTACTGGCACTGCTGGTCTTGGTAAGACTACAGTGGCCAAAGCTTTATGTAATCAATTAAATCTTGATTGGATCATAATTAACGCTTCTGAGTCTGGTAACATTGATACGCTTCGTACAAAAATTAAACAGTTTGCTTCTACTGTTTCACTGCAAGGTGGATATAAAGTAGTTATTCTTGATGAGGCAGATTATCTAAATGCCCAATCTACTCAACCAGCCCTTCGTGGCTTCATTGAAGAATTCGCAAATAATTGCAGGTTTATTCTAACTTGTAATTTTAAAAATCGGATCATCGAGCCGTTACATTCTCGTTGCGGTGTGTACGAGTTTAACACCACTAAAAAAGAACTCGCTGGACTCGCTGCTCAATTTATGAAGCGAGCTACATTCATCTTAGATGAAGAAGGCGTTAGCTATGAGCAAAAAGCAGTAGCTGACTTAATTATGAAACATGCTCCAGATTGGAGGAGGATTTTAAATGAACTTCAGCGATACAGTATGGTGGGCAATATTGGGACTAGCACTAGCGGTGACGCTATTTCCTACGATTCCCTCTTTGCTCACTTAAAAAGTAAAGACTTTAAAAAGATGCGTTCATGGGTAGCACAAAATGTTGACGCCGATGCATAAGCTATCTTTCGTGCAATCTATGATCGTATGGTAGAAAAGATCAGGCCCGAGTCAATCCCTCAGCTCGTTTTGATCTTGGCCGATTATCAATATAAAAACGCTTTTGTTGCAGATCATGAACTCAATATAGTTGCGTGCATGACTGAAATTATGGCTAATGTTGAATTCCTATGAAAGTAGGATTAACAGCATCAACATTTGATTTACTTCATGCTGGACATATCGAAATGTTACGAGAAGCAAAAACTCAATGTGATTATCTTATAGCCGCACTTCAAATTGATCCAAGTATTGATAGAGAAAATAAGAACAAGCCAATTCAAAGCGTTGTTGAAAGATATACGCAACTGGAATCTGTTAGGTTTGTTGATGAAGTTATTCCATACCTGTATGAACAAGACCTAGAAGACATCTTACAAATGAGGAAAATTGATGTAAGAATCTTGGGTGATGAATACAGAGAAAGAGATTTCACAGGTAGAGATATATGTAAAGCTCGGGATACGGATTTATACTTTAATAGTAGAGATCACCGGTTTTCAACTAGCGAATTGCGCGCACGTGTTACAAAGGGAGAAAGTAAATGAATCCGTTCGATTATCTAAATGCTATTAATTATTCTAAAAAAGATATCATGATCGATGATCTAACAGAAAAATCTTATAATTCTTTTATGGTTAATCGCAGTCTATCGTACTTTCCAGATACGGTGTTAGCTGCAAATGAAATGAATATTCACCATCAAATAGACCAACGTCTACAATTTGATTTTCTTATAAATATTATTCGTAAGCGGAAACGCTTTTCAAAATGGAATAAAAAGAAAACCGACAGTGACGTGGAAGTTGTGAAAGAATATTATGGCTATAACGAAGAAAAAGCCCTACAGGCCCTTAGCATTCTATCCACAGACCAACTCAATGAACTATATAAAAAGGTGAAAAAAGGTGGAAGAAGCTAAACTCGTAGAGTGGAACCCAAGCAAAATGCTTGAGATCATTCTTAACGAACCAGACGATTTTTTAAAAGTAAAAGAGACGCTTACACGGATTGGAGTAGCATCCCGTAAAGAAAAAAAGCTATTTCAATCTTGTCATATACTACACAAGCAAGGTAGATATTTTATAGTGCATTTTAAAGAACTCTTTTTATTAGATGGTAAGAAATCTAATTTAGAAGAAAATGATGTAGCACGTAGAAACACCATTGCTACTCTTATGAGCGATTGGGGATTAGTATCAATTGAAAACAAAGAGGAAAGCCAACCGTTAGCTCCTTTAAGACAAATCAAAATTATATCCTTTAAAGAAAAAGACCAATGGGAACTTTGCCCAAAATATAATATAGGAAATAAGTAGAATTTGGGGTGTGGTCCACCTAGCAACAGAACGGACTGATTTTTTAATTAATTACTATAGGGCTATTTATGGATCAATTGTTTGCTCTAGATTATGAACCTTCTGAATTTGAATACTACTCACAAAAAAGAAAAGTTAAAAAGGATCGAAAGCAAAGGAGACGGGAACAAGACGGATTACCGCCGTTATATGATATAACACCTATGACATATGCTCAGAGACAGGTATTTGAATCATATAACCAAGGCTGTAACCTGATGTTACACGGATGTGCTGGAACAGGTAAAACTTTTATCTCAGCGTATCTTGCCATAAGAGATATCATGCAAAAGGTTGATGGCAAAACCCAACTGCAAATCATACGTTCTGTAGTACCAACCCGAGATGTAGGATTCCTTCCTGGTAGTCTGGCTGAAAAGGCCAAAGCATACGAAGCGCCTTATATACCAATATTCGCAGACCTTTATGGTCGCGGAGATGCATACGAAATACTAAAGAAAAAAACTAAAGTGAATTTTGAAACCACTTCTTTTATTAGAGGGTTAACATTTGATGATGCTATTATCATAGTCGATGAAGCTCAGAACCTCACTTTCCATGAATTAGATTCGGTTATTACCCGTATTGGTGATAATAGTAGAATCATATTTTGTGGTGATTTTACTCAAACTGATTTTAAATGGAAAGATGAACAGCAAGGAATTGTTGACTTCATGAGAATTATCAGTAAAATGAGATCGTTTGATAGTATCGAGTTCCATAGACAAGACATTGTCCGAAGTGAACTTGTCAAAGATTATATTTGCACAAAACTAGATTTGGGAATGTAAATGTGTACATTCTAATTAAATTGTGTTATAATAGTACCACTATCAATTAAAAAATTAATTATACGGTAGAAATACCGTATATATAATAACGGATGCGAAATGGTTTCGGTCCTAGCATAACCTTGCTTTTATTAGGAGGTCAATCATGACAGCACAAGGTGTACATACTCTTTTCCCTCGATCAGCGTTTTTGGGTTTCGATCATTTATTTGATGAACTCGATCGTGTTGCAAAACATGCAAACGATAACTATCCGCCACATAACATTGTCAAAATTAATGACACTAGCTATTTAATTGAGTTAGCTGTTGCTGGTTTCGCTCGCGATGAGCTTGACATTGAAGTGAAAGATAGATCGCTGACGGTATCAGGGAAACATGAGAATCGAGGCAGAGAATACGTCCATAAGGGCATCTCAGCCAAGAAGTTTCTCCGTTCATTCCGACTGTCGGAATATGTTCAAGTAAACGGAGCAGATCTAATAGACGGCGTACTTGCTATTAATTTAGAGGTAGTCGTCCCAGAAGAAATGCGTCCTCGTAAAATTGGTATTTCAAAATCACGAGGAGTCACAAATGACAACACAAACAATAGCGTTCCGGAGACCCACTTTCTCACTGAAGAAAGCGCTTCAACCGGTAAGTAATACTCTCGTTCACCTCTATGAGGCGTTCGTGGAAGCTCGTCGTTTAAAGGCGGCAATGGAAACAGCACAGATATTACAATATCATGCTGAGTACAAGAATATGCCAGTAGTAGATATTTACAAGGATATCCTAGCAAATACTACTCCCTTTAAAGTAAACGACAAATAAAACTGGGGCGGTGAGAGCCGCCCTTTTCACTGGAGAAAATATGAAACTATCTAACAATTTTTCACTAGCTGAGTTCACAAAATCTCAGACCGCAGAACGTAAAGGCATTGATAATACCCCGGAAGGAGATCATCTAGATGCAGCGATCGCTCTTTTTGAGAATGTTGTACAACGTGTACGAGACGAGTTTGGTCCTACTGTGCTTAATAGTGGTTATCGCTCCCCTGAGCTTAATTCTGCTGTTGGCGGCTCTAGTACGAGTCAGCACTGTAAAGGTCAAGCAGCTGATATCGAAGTGCCCGGAACACCGAACGCAGAACTAGCAGAGTGGATTCGTGATAATCTAGATTTCGATCAGTTAATCCTTGAGTTTTATACTCCGGGCATTCCTGATTCTGGCTGGGTACATGTTTCTTATAACCCTGATGGGGAAAACCGTAAATCAATTTTAACAGCATCTCGTATAGATGGCAAAACACAATATAGTGAAGGAATTAATGCATAATGGCAACTAGAACAATGACCGGCGTCTCGTGGCGCCCTGAGTCAACCGGTAAAGGTACATCGATTGGTAGAGGTATACTCAAGACATCAAGTATGAACAAGAGCAAAAAACGTTCTTATAAAGCATATAGAGGCCAGGGAAAATGAATGCCAATTTACTACCACCTGTTGTGCCAAATGTCACTTTCAAGAAGAGAGTGAGAGATGAATCTATTGGAGGGGATAACCCATTCAAATGGATAGACCTAACAACAAAAGAGATTTTTCTAGGCAATCGGGTTTTAGTGTTTTCTTTACCAGGGGCATTTACTCCTACTTGTTCCACATATCAAGTGCCTGGATTCGTAGAACAAAGCCAAGCTATTAAATCACATGGAATAGATCAAATCTATGTACTATCGGTTAACGATACATTTGTTATGAGAAAATGGATGATCGAGCAAAATGCATTTGGTAAGATTGATTTCCTTCCAGATGGGAATTGTGAATTTACTGATCAAATGAATATGGCTATGGATATGTCTATAATAGGCTTTGGTAAAAGATCACGTAGGTATGCCATGATTGTAGAAAACGGTGTTATTGAACAGATGTTCATTGAACCCAACTCTACAAGAAAAAATCCTGATCCGTATGGAGAATCATCGCCGGAATCAGTTCTAAACTATTTAGAGATGATTAAACCGGATGTAGTATATGGTTGAAAAATATGTGCCCGAGACTGACTCAGCTGGTTATACTTGGTCTGATTTTGTAGACGAGTTTTGGGGCGTTACCCGGGTGCATGATAAATGTGGTACACCTGATTGTTGCAAAAAGTGTAAGTAATCTACACTTTTATGTACATAAAACTGTATGTAAAAAAGTGTAAATAATAGTATACTTTTCTGCCAATACAGTGTATAATGGTCTATTCGTTATGGAGAAGTTATGTCATTTTATACGTCTATAAGTCGTTATGCAAATTCAATTCTTTACCGTGGTTATTCTGACAGCGGTGAACGTGTCCAAAGAAAAGAAAAATTCAAACCTACATTATATACAAAAGCTCGAGAAATCACGGGCTGGACATCTATTGATGGAACTGATGTAGATGCTATCAAATTTGATTCAATGAAAGAGGCAAAAACCCATATAGAAATGTATCGCGATGTTGCTGGATATAAGCTGTATGGTGCTAAGAACTATCTTCACCAATATATCACAGAAAAGTTTCCACGTGATATTACCTTTGATCGTGATATGATTAATGTTCTTACGATTGATATTGAAACTGCATACGAAGATGGATTTCCTGATCCATCTAAAGCAGATCAACAAGTGTTAGCAATTACTGTTAAATCTAGCAAGAATGAATATTACCGCGTCTGGGGGTATGGTGACTTTGATACAGAAAAATCTTTGATTCAGCCTGTGCATTTTATCAAGTGTGAATCAGAATTTGATCTGCTTACAAAGTTTCTTCATTATTGGAATAACCCTGTTCATAGTCCAGATGTTGTAACTGGTTGGAATACTCGATTCTTTGATATTCCATACCTTGTCAATCGTACTGGAAAGATAGTCGGCGCAGAAGCTGTTAACAAATTCTCACCATGGGGATTAGTTGATTATCGTCAAGTTACCAGGCGTATGAGAAGCGAAGATACATATGATCTCAAAGGTATCAGTCAATTAGATTATCTAGAACTTTTTCAAAAGTTCGGTTATTCATATGGTGCACAGGAATCATACAAGCTGGATCATATTGCTTCGGTAGTTCTTGGTGAAAAGAAATTGTCGTTCGAAGAATCCGGATCATTGCGTAATCTTTATAAAGATGACTATCAGAAATATATTGATTACAACATGAAAGATGTTCAGCTCGTAGAACGCCTCGAAGACAAAATGGGCTTGATTACTCTTGCTATTACTGTGGCGTATAAAGGTGGTGTGAATTACAATGATACATTTGGTACTACATCAATATGGGAATCAATCATCTATCGTAAGCTTCAATCTCTGCGTAAAGTGCCACCACTTGAGGTAATACCTGCTGTAAAACAATCATTTGCTGGTGGTTATGTTAAAGAGCCACAAGTTGGGTTACATGATTGGGTTGTGTCATTCGATTTAAACTCTCTGTATCCAAACATTATCGTTCAATGGAATATGTCAACCGAAACATTAACCACTCAACAATCGCCAGATGTTACACATGCAGCTAATGGATCCACATATCGTAAAGATAAAGAAGGTGTTATTCCAAACATTATTGTGGACTACTATGAAGAACGCTCGAGCATTAAAAAGATGATGCTTGCAGCTCAGCAAGAATATGAAAAGGGAAATACATATGCTCTTGAGAAAGAGATCAGCCAACTTGAAAACAGACAAATGGCACTCAAAATTCTCCTCAATTCACTTTACGGTGCCCTCGGCAATATTTATTTTAAGTACTTTGATTTACGACTTGCTGAAGGTGTCACACTAACCGGCCAACGTGTAATTAAGGTTGCCGAGACCGCAATTAATAGTGAGATGAATAAGCTTCTTAAGACAAAAAAAGATTATGTAATTGCAATTGATACTGATTCGCTTTATGTTAATATGAGCTCCTTAGTAAAACAATTTGATCCTAAAGACCCGGTTAAATTCCTTAATGAAATATCTCAAAATCATTTTGAAAAGGTTCTCAAGAAATCATACGATGTTTTATTTGATGAGATGAATTGTTATAAAAAGCGTATGGAAATGTCACGTGAAGTTATTGCTGATCGTGGTATATGGACGGCAAAGAAAAGATATATTCTTAATGTGCATAACTCTGAAGGTGTGCAATATGCAGAGCCAAAACTTAAGATTATGGGTATCGAGGCAATTAAGTCATCAACTCCGGCTGTGTGTCGTGATGCATTAAAAGAAATGTTTAAGGTTATTATCCGTGGTTCCGAAGAAGAAACACAGCAATCAATCGCAAACTTTAAAGCTAAATTTAATTCACTTTCGCCAGAGCAAGTATCATTTCCTCGAGGTGTATCGGAATTGTCTAAGTGGCATGATCGCAAAACCGTTTATGTAAAGGGTACACCAATACACGTCCGAGGTGCTTTGCTATATAACCACAGCATTAAAGATAAAGGCCTTCAACAGAAATTTGAACTCATTCGGGCTGGTGATAAAGTTAAGTTTTGTTATTTAAAAGTTCCGAACCATATCAAGGAAAACGTAATTGCATTTCCTGACCATTTACCGCCGGCCCTTCAGCTACATAAATATATTGACTATAATAAGCAATTCGAGAAAACATTCTTAGAACCACTACTCTTTATTCTAAATGCAATTGGATGGGAATCTGAGAAACGCGCAACTCTCGAAGACTTTTTTATATGAAAATAGTTGTGTACAAACTATTGAACACAGTGTATAATACTTAATCTAATGGAGAAAAAAATGTCTAATGATATGATTAAAGATATTCATGAAATGCATAAAAAATACGGAGTGCATGATTGGATGAAGAAACAACTTGTTGACCGTAATGATTTAAATGTTAGAGAGTATCTACAGTTTAGAATAAATTTTATTCAAGAAGAATTTATTGAAACACTTAAAGCAACACACGACAAAGACGCAGAAGAAATCGTCGATGGTCTTATTGATATTGTTGTTGTTGCACTTGGTACACTTGATGCCTTTGATGTAGATGCGCAAAAAGCGTGGGATGAAGTTCTCCGTGCTAACCTTGAAAAAAATGTCGGTGTAAAACCTGAGCGACCAAACCCATTGGGTTTACCTGATCTTATCAAACCAGAAGGATGGAAGGCACCAAGCCATGAAGGAAACCATGGGTTTTTCGCTGACGTTATTTAAAAGTATATTTGATAATAAAACTCATAAAAGGATGGACTTTAAGTCTTTTCAAGAATTTGAGACTTTATTATTTGATCTGTCAAAAGTTGAGCGTAAAAACAAAAAAGATGCTACTCTCATCTCACCAGCCACTTATTTACTGGACAAGACGCGGGCTAATGCCAATGTTATTGACTGGGGTGGTTGGTGTGCAGTTGATGTAGATGACCATCTTTTTAACGGAGATTTAAAGAGTGAGCTTGATGAGTTGGTTGGTGATTGGTACTACGTGTGTTATTCTACTGCAAGTAGCACAATCGATACTCCGAAATTTAGGCTTGTATTCCCACTTCAAAAAAGAGTTGGAAAGGAAAGCATCAAGGCTTTCTGGTTTGCCCTTCAATCAAAACTTGGAAACATTGGAGACACTCAAACTAAAGACTTATCAAGAATGTATTATATCCCAGGTCAATATATTGGCGCTAACAACTTTATTTTTACTGGTGGTGGTATACAATCTATTGATACTGATGCCTTAATGCAAGAATTCCCTTATGCTGAAAAGCGTGATGGTAATAACTTTTTCGATCGTCTACCTGAGGAAGTGCAAAAACAAATTATAGAACATCGCAAATCGAAATTAGATAATACTGATATCAATTGGAATTCTTATCATGATTGTCCATTCTTCCCTCGACACCTTGAAAATGAGTATCGAGCTATTACTGGTACAGGTTGGTATCACACGATGTATCGGATTATGGTTTCTATTGCAGCAAACGCTATAAGAAAAAAATACCCTATTTCATCTTCAGAGATATCTCAATTATGTACTCAACTTGATAATGAAACGGGTAACTGGTATGCCAACCGCCCATTAAATAAAGAAGCAGATCGTGCTTTAGAGTTTGTATATAAGAATATGTAATGGAAAATCGATTATGGGTATAGAAATTATAGCAGAAACCATTAACTCTCATACGTATGTTGTTGATCAATGGTTGTTAGACCGTTTAGACACAGAATTTAGAAAGGGATCATACTCCGAGAGAAAGAATGTAGACGCTCTTGCTCTTGAATTGACATTGTTGAAAGCTGGCAAGATAAAGGTATTAGATAAGGTTAAAGGCGAATCTTATCAATGGAGACATGACTGGGCTTTTAATTTACAATACCTACTTGATCTTAAACGTCGTCCTAAAGGGTCTCGTAATATTTCTCTTAGTGGCATTAATAAGTTTACAGAATCATTAATGATGGGACAGCTAACTCATTTTGTATCATATACCCAAAACATAGAACATGATTATAAAATGGGTGATGTACTCACATTTGAATTTGATGGAATGATAGGTGTAACAGATGGTATAAAAAAATCTAATGCCACTACAAAAGCTTTTCGCCTTTTATCAACAAATCTAATGGATAAAATAAACGAAGATAACTGTGTACAACTAGATGGATCTATGCTATAATACACCTATTAACTATGGAGATACACATTGAAGTATGATAGTGACAAAGCCCCTTTGCATCTAATCCCACCTGAAGCCTTGGTAGAAGTTGCCGAGATCTTTGGTTTTGGTGCAGATAAGTATGGCGTAAATAATTGGCGGCATGATGGTGGTTCTACTAACTTTGGTAGAACCTATTCATCCATTCAGCGCCATCTCAACTCTTTCTGGTCAGGTGAAGATCTTGACCCTGAGTCGGGTAAAAGCCATTTAATTCATGCGATTACGCAGCTGATTATCCTTCATATTCATCAGCTCGAGCATCCGGAGAGTGATGATCGCTATAAAAAGAACGATATTAAATTATAACATGAGGAATTTCTATGCGCTTAACAGTTAACGATATCCGTGCTGATTTTATTGATAAATTAGCAGCAGAAGAGTTTACTACTGATAGAACTGGTCAACAAACTATTGAACTTATGGGTGCATCTTTTATTGCAGATGAACCTGCGATATTTGGTACAGTAAACCAAGATTACGTAAAATCAGAGATTGATTGGTATCTCAGCGGTTCTACTAATATTAACGATCTCTATCGATGGGATAGTAAAGGGGATGCTCCAAAAGATCCGCCATATGCTTGGCAAATGACTGCAGATGAATATGGTAATATCAATTCGAATTATGGTCATCTTATCTTTAGTAACATGTACCATGAACAATATGAAATGGTACTCCAGGAATTGATAAATAATCCTGACGGCCGAAGAGCTTCTATGATTTACACTCGGCCATCGATATGGTTAGAGTATAACGAGAATGGTAAGAATGACTTTATTTGCACTAATTCAGTCACCTATTATGTTCGAGATAATAAGCTCCATGCAGTCGTCCAAATGCGATCTAATGACGTTGTCTTTGGATACAAGAATGATTATGCATGGCAAAAATATATTCTTGACTCATTAGTTAAGGATCTGTCTGGTATCAGTAAAGTCAACTATGAAGCAGGTGATATTATATGGCAGGTACAAAACCTACACGTATATGGCCGACATTTTGATTTGGTGAAATAATGGATAACAGAATTTCTACAATTTTAGATAAAGAACGTGAAAGACAAGATTCTACAATAGAATTGATTGCTAGTGAAAATTTTGCTTCAGATGACGTGATGGATTTATGCGGTAGCATATTTACTAATAAGTATGCCGAAGGATATCCAGGTAAGCGTTATTATAACGGTTGCGAAAATATGGATAGCATAGAGCAAATGGCCATTGAGCAACTGAAGCAAATTTATAATTGTAAGTTTGCAAATGTCCAACCGCATTGTGGTGCTAATGCTAACACCGCAATCTATCAAGCATTTCTAAAACCAGGTGATAGAATCTTTGGTATGGATCTTGCAAGTGGTGGTCATTTATCTCATGGCGCATCGGTTAATATTTCTGGTAAAATCTACGATGCTTTTAGTTATGGTGTCGATAGTGAAGGATTGATCAATTATAAAGATATTGAAAACAGAGCTGTATTAATGCTTCCAAAAATGATTATCGCTGGGGCAAGTGCTTATCCAAGAAGAATTGATTTCAAAAGATTTAGGGAAATTGCTGATAAATGTGGCGCGTATCTCTTAGTTGATATGGCACATTATGCAGGCCTTGTTGCAGGAAAAGTTTATCCAAACCCAGTACAATATGCAGACTTTGTAACATCTACTACTCATAAGACGCTTCGTGGGCCGCGTGGCGGGATCATCCTCTGGAATAATGAAGACTACACAAAGAAAATCAATTCAGCCATCTTCCCAGGAACTCAGGGTGGGCCGTTAATGAATATTATTGCTGCTAAAGCTCAGGCATTTACAGAAGCAAATACTATCGAATTTATGGATTATGCATTAGCAGTCATTTCAAATGCTAAAGCGATGGCTAGTGTATTAATGGATAATGGATTTAATGTTTTAACTGGTGGCACTGATTCTCATATTATTTTACTTGATTTAAGTAAAAGTAAATACTCAGGTAGGCAAGCAGCAGACCTTTTAGAAGAGCATGGCATTACAGTTAACAAAAACGGTGTTCCGAACGATCCTAGGTCTTTTGTTGAAACTTCAGGTATTCGTATTGGTACTGCGGCAGAAACAACACGAGGACATGATGCCGAATGGTTTAAGGAATTAGCCCAACGGATCTCAAATATTTTATGTTAGAAAGTGAAAAGTGGGATCAAAGATATTTAAAGCTTGCCGAAGAGGTAGCAAGCTGGTCAAAGGATCCATCACGGCAAATTGGTGCTGTGGCGGTAGGAGCTAAGGGTCAGGTTCTGGCCCAAGGCTTTAACGGATTTCCTCGAGGGATTTTAGATTCTTCTGTTAGATACGCGAATCGCTCGAGGAAGTATGAGCTGGTAGTCCACGCTGAAATGAATGTAATATATAATGCAACTTATTCAGGTGTATCATTAGATGGTGCAACTTTATATGTGTCGGGATTACCGGTATGTTCAGAATGCGCAAAAGGTATTGTACAAGTAGGTATCAAACGTGTTATAATGAGAGATATGGAGATACCTGATAGTTGGCAAGACTCATGGCGTAAAACTCAGGAGATGTTTCATGAGACTAGTATACAGTTCGAGTTCGTTAAATAGAAAAATAACTGAAGAAGGGGATGGCCGAAATAGGGTCGAAGACGATCCAACATCAATCGAGGACTTAATGATGCAGATAAAATACTTATCTGATCGTGTGAAACAATTAGAAGTCAACCATGCATGGAGCGAAAAAATATTAAACTAGAAAGTTCAATCGATAGCCGGACGTTGTTCCGGCTCTCTTAATTCGTGAAGTATATATTATGAACGTAATTACAAACCCTATATCAAATATTCCTGTTAATGTAAAGTCACACACACTTGGGTGGTCAAAATTATGGAAGGAGCAACTGAACGCTTCTATTGACCATAAGTGCACTCCTAATATTCTAAACGCAAATACTGTTTATATCGATCATGGTGCAAACTTTGGTGGCACGCTCAATTTGTTTGGTGGTGCAACCAAAGAAGTTTATGATAGGATTAATCGTGTTGCTTCATGCAAAAACATTGTGTCTCTCGATTGGGATATGCCTGACTACGGTGCAATGTTAAAAAAACGTATCGGAGCAAAAACTACGTACGAAGGCATTACTAATGAATGGTGTGACCAACTATCTTTAAGGTTAAGTACTGTGACACCGTTGTTACAAGAAAAATTAAATAATGAAGGAGTTACTCTTGGAGATTCTCACACAATTGCTTTTAGTGGTAGTGGCCATAGCGTTTTTCGTAATGATGGTAAAACTCTTCATGGTGCTCTTAGTAACGGCTTGGTCTCTCTTCTGCGAGGTTATAAACCTACTAGTGCCATTTATCTTTGCTTTGGCTCTATTGATATTAGGCATCATTTGCTTCGACATGATATAAATGCCGTAGAGAAACTTATTAATGAATACGTTAAACAAGGAAATGCATTAGGATTAGAGTTCGGGGTATCTGTGCATTATTGCTATCCAGTCCCTATAGAGTATGAAGGAAGACGTATACCTAAGACTGGGTATTATAAGAAAACACCGTTTTACGGTACTCAACAGGAGCGTGTAGAATTGACAAAACGATTTATTGGTTTACTTGAAGATAAAGCAAATGGTATGACTATCCGACCACCCACTGACTGGTATACAATGGATTCACAAAAATACGCTGAAACATTTATGGAGTTTGGCGGTTCGTTTCACATAGCACCGCCATATTATAATAGAAATAATTGGGGAGCTTCACCACTTGGCGCATAATAATCATGTTATTGACAGAATTAATAAAGATATCGGACCCCTCTACACCACAGATGATGCAAGAGATTATTACTTTAATCTTGCTAGAGATTGGACCGATCCTTATGGTCCACCTGGTATTACCACTCATGACGGTATTAGGGTTGTCCGTGATGATTACTTGGTTGGCTCTAAAGTTCGTGGAGGTGACTGTCTCATTTCCTCGTTGCCTAGTCATATTGATACCATTGTTTACGTTCAACCTCGTACTGGTTTGGCTGGGGTATCTCTTCTTGACGTAGCAAAGCAATATAACAAAAAGGTTATGCTGTTTATGCCATCGTCTAAAAAAATATCTGCGCATCAAGCATGTTGTATTGAACAAGGGTGTGACTATTCTTTTCATAGAATTGCAGCGATGCCTAATTTAAATCTACTTGCAAAAAAGTGGGCAGATGAAAGACCGAATGCATTCTTTGTTCCTCTTGGATTAAAACATGAACGAGTGACAGCTGGTATGATAAAAACCGCATCTTCAATTCCAGAACCTGAAGAAGTGTATGTTGCCACGTCCACGGGCGTACTTACACGGTCGCTTCAGATCGCATGGCCAAATGCTAAATTTACTTCTGTTTGCGTATCACGTAATATGAAAGCCGGGGAGCTTGGGATTGCAACTCCCATCTCAGAACCACTTGCATTTATGGCCCAAGAGAAAACAGAAAACCTACCACCATTTCCTAATATCGCTACTTATGATGGTAAGGTGTGGAAGTACATACCCAAAAACAGTGGTAGGGATATTCTGTTCTGGAATGTAGGTAAAGAGCCTGAGCTACTTGATGAAACAATTTACGATAAAATAGATTCATATAGAGATTGGAATAAGAATGTGGTTAAATGAAGAAGCGATTGATGTTTTAGTTAATTATTATTATCCAAGAGCAAAATGGCTTCAAGATAATTGCAACTGGGGGGAAGTGCCGTACGTTGGTGAAGTAGCTACTAATAAAATTAATGATCCTTTGATGCAATCAATTGATATCTATGACTGCTATACAAGAAATGCAGCAGGATTTTCTAACGTATTACAAGATCTCAAATATATGAAAGACACGCCGAAGAGCCATCATCACGATGAAAGCCGACGACGTATTATTGAGACATATGACACGCAATCATGGCATACATATACCTGGTTTTATGTGTATATGTGTCATCGTATTACTGGTTCTGGTGCATCATTTACTCGTGACCATGGGTATCGTAATAATGCGATACAACATTGGGGACATCTCCGCGATATCAAAGATATGAAAGAACATATGGTTGCTACGAAAGCAAAGGGGCCATTGTTTACGTCAATTGGTAACCAACCGCCGTCT